CAAATTACCCTAACTTGCGGGGGAGAGGCTCCCACAAATATTACACAGCACGACTACCCCCTCCCCCCCATACATAAGTAAGCACTAACTAACATCGAAGTAAGGACACACTAACTTAACTAGGTTAGCGTCTACTAACTTAGTAGCAAGTGAGCACTAACTAACTAATGAGTAAGGTCGATGCACCATTTCAGAGCATGCTAGATATCGTATGCAGATATTGTTTACAAAGATTGTATACAATTTAAGTATTAGTAATTCCACATGGTGATAATATAGGTAAGGGTTAACCCGTGTAAGGGTTATTCCTATGCTATATAAATCAACAACTTAGAGCAACTGGCACGATTCTATTATGCTATATATATGAGAGGGCAAAAAAAACACTCTCACATTATCAACAGGCTTACATTGAAAGGCGTTCCATTATGACTACATCTCTAACACGTGAGCAATGGCTCTCTCAGGCCACTGAGGAACTTAGGGCACTGTTTAAACAGCATGGTGATACCATACCCACACAGGTGCGGTCATCGTGCGGCTTTCCCTCCAAATCAGCCTTAGCAAGCAAGAACCGCAGAATCGGTGAGTGCTGGTCATCGGCTGCCAGTGCTGACAGCCACGCTGAAATTTTCATCTCCCCTACTATCAGCGACAGCGCGAGAGTGCTCGACATTCTGGCTCACGAACTTATTCACGCTGTGCACCCTGGTGACGGGCACGGCAAGAAGTTCGGCAAGACAGCACGTGCCATTGGCTTAGAGGGCAAGATGACAGCCACTGTTGCTGGCCCAAAGTTCACAGCATGGGCAGAGCCTGCTCTGGCTCGCCTTGGTGCTTACCCACACGCTGACTTAGTGCCCTCCAATGCTCAGAAAAAACAGACAACACGTATGCTCAAATGCGTCTGTTCTGACTGTGGATATACAGTTCGTGTTGCTGGCAAGTGGCTTGAAGCAATGGGTGCGCCTATGTGCCCTGAACACGGCACGATGGATACTGAAGGCGTTTAAACAACTCAGAGGGAAGCCTGAAAGGGTTTTCCTGTGCGCTGTTGCACTATACCGAAAGGCGTTAAATTATGTCAGCAATTTTAGACACACCAAATCAAATTCAACAGTTCAGGTTGCACGTGCTGTTCAGAGGGCTGAAACTCGAACTCATGGGCATGAGAATGTCTAGGGGTGCATCATGCTACAAAACCTTAAAGAGCATGGGTTTTACTGGCACAAAACAACAGGTTTATAACTCACTGGCTGAAGTGCTCGACAGGTCAACAGAGAGCGTTTAAACAGTTTATCTTGAGCCACTGTGACAGGGTGGCTTGTGATGCACTGTTGCATTATTTGAAAGGCGTTAACACAATGAAACCTTACTTACACAAAGCCCCAACCTTTAGACACCCTAAAACAAAGGCGAGGGCGATGCTCTTTCCTGTCTTTGGAACTGACAAATATAGCCTGTCTGTTTTCCCTTACAAAAGCCAAACGGGGCGAGATGTCTGCATGGGACACTATTCAACCTGTAATGATTGGCTCAAAGCCAACGGCTATTTCTTGCCCGTTCAATAATAGGCGTTACACAATGAGACAATTATTTCTTGACTTATTTCTGGCTGTGGCTTTGGGGCTGGCTTTTGCTACTCTGGCTCTGGCTTATTTTGATGTTTTAATTTGAAAGGCGTTAATTATGGAAACCAAATATAGAATTTATAAGGACGGATGCATTTGGATAAATGCGGCATTGTTTATTCATTTGGACGATATTGATTTTGATCACTCATACACTCGTCAACTTGATAATGGGAAAGATACAGAAACAATTTCCCACTATTACAGTGATGAGCAACAAAAACAAATAATTGATCATTTGCGTTTTGCCGTATCGCATTATTTCAATGGTAGTAAAAAATTTCTACTTGATACCGCAAAATTAAAAGTAGGCGCGGGAAACAAAATAACAGCATACGAAAATTGAAAGGCGTTAATTATGGGAGTTATTCAAGAAGCACAGGCGTTCTGGCCTGAAGATGAGGCGAGAGCACTCGCAGATTATGGGCTGTCTCTGTATGAGCAAGATGGGCACGACTATTACCATAAGTGGCTAATGAATGAGCGTGACCACTTCTGGAACAAAGTATTTGAGCGTGACCTTACCATGATGAACAGGTTTTCTGACTTGTTTAATTCACTGACAGCAAAAACCACTAATTTATATATTTAGAGCGTTTAAACAGAGTCTAGTCTGAAGGGTATAACGTGCCCTTTGGCCTGTGCTTTTACAGGGTTAATAGGAGTTACTATGTCTGCTTTCACAGTCACCAACACGCATATAAATGCACTTGTGCGTTATGCTTCCAGAAAAAAATTAAGCGTTCCTTATGGTCATCCATCAGTGCGTTTAAACGTATCAGAGCATGAGCAAGAAGTCGCACAATTATTGCTTGACGAAAATATTAAGAGCGTTAATTACAGGTATTCCGAAAAGGAATCAGGGTTTATTGAATACGACCGAGGCGCACCGATACTCTCAGCCATTCAAGCGATTAAAGCGGCGCAGTGCTTGCGTTATCAGTCATGCGAACACCCAACTTATGATGGAAGCATTGCTCAGTTATTGGTTGAAGCCATTATTTCCGATGCAATCCCTCGTCTGGAAGGTTATAACGATGCACAGTGGGCAATTAACGATGCAGAGGTGACAGCATGAGCAAATTAACTATAACAATCGACACTGATAACGATGCTTTTCAAGATATTGCGCCCGATGGCATGAGCCACGAGTTACCACGAATACTTGAAAGCCTAGCATCTTACATTGTGAAATATAACGAGTTACCGCCCGCTATTTATGATGTAAACGGCAATAAGTGCGGCACAGTGGTTGAGAGCGTTTAAACATGACACAAACCCAAGCCCTAACCCAAGCCCTTTATCTTGCCCTTTGTGCGCCAGACGATTACAAAGCCATGCAAGCCACACATTTAGCGATTGAATTAGCAGAGTGTTTAAACGATGCAGAGGTAGAACAATGCAAACTTGACGCACTCGACATGATGGCTGAAAGCGTTTAAACGATGCTTTATGCCGCCATTGCTTTAATCTTACAAATCATTCTCAAACGTAAATAAACAGGAGTTAATATGAAAAAATTTATAGTCTATGCAGAGCGCACCACATTGGAATCAGTTGAAATTCAAGCCAATAATGCAGATGAAGCGCAAAAAATTGCATTTGAAACAGAAAACGATTTCTGGAAGCAAGATGAAGATACAGACTGGCAGATTTTTCGAGTAAAAGAAATAACAGTCTAAGTTAGTAAGCACTCACTTACAACCACCTTCGGGTGGTTTTTCTTTGCCTATTTTTAAGCCCTATAAGACCTATTCACGCCACCACCATAGCACCCTAAAATTTTGAGTGCCTTCTAGGGGTGTTTTAATGCGTTCTTGGGCTATTCGTGCGGGTAATTGTCGGTGCTGGAAACAGTAACCAATCCAATGTGCTTTAAATCCATCTCATTATTAAGCCCCAAATTGTAAAAGTGTGCGCCCCACATGATGCAAATTCTTACCCCTTCTGCATAGTTCCCTTTGCCTATTGTTTTGATAATATGACGTTCCGATTCTGTTAACTTGAACAAATGCCCATGCATATCGTCATATTTTGGCCTATTTGGTAGGGCTTTTGGCATCTCTTAACCCTTTGACTTGTTGCCTCCAGTATTCCGAAATCAGCAATGCGTCTGCCAAATTGTGATGTTTCTTGAGTTTCAGAGGTGCTTCAGGCCAAAACATTCTTGCCACATCTAGGCTCTCATGCTTGCCTTGCGGCAAATGAAAGAACTGTCTCCACACTTGCGGGCGGACGAAGTGCGTTGGTAGGTTGGTCAGTTCACATATTGCCGTTATTGCACCAACTGCACGGGCAAATGTCCACATTGCGGAGGCTGATTGACCTGGTCGGCTGTATAGCATCTCTATCGCTATTTCGCCTCCTTCATGGGCGGGTGCGGCTCTGAGTAATGCGTTTTTCAGCACCATTGCACGAATATGCTTGTCTTGGTGTTCAATCATAAAACACTCAAGATAATTACCCTGTGAATCAAGAACACCTATTGCGCCCGTTGCACTTGCGGGGTCTACACCTATGAACACTGTCATTTCCAAAACCTTTTAAGCAAGTCTGTCGCAAAGTGCTTTTGATACTCTTTTGGTTCAGCCTTAGTCAGTCTACGGGGCTTCTGAGGTAAAACCCCTTTATAAACCTCTTCTTTTGTCCTAAATAGGGTGAAGCACATATTGCACATTCGTCTGCGATAGGTGAATTCCTCATGTTGGATTGTTTCTGTAATCCTGTTTTTATCTGATTGGCACTTAGGGCATTTCATTCTTTAACTCCTTGATTCTGTTGGCAATCGAGATACCGAGAATAGGAAAATCCTTCTTCAGTTCTGCTGTTCTGTGTCTCGCCTGTTCTATCGTCTTTGGGTTCATCGCCATTAGTGCGTAATGGTTTATCAGGAAAGTCAGGAATGTCTCCTGTCCGTTGTAGGGCTTGAGTTGTGATAGCCAAGGACATGGCGTAGCCTTCTCTAACTCTGTTGAGGTGTTTTCTTGCATCTTCTAGGGTCATCTTAGTGCCTCTCTAGCGAATTCCAAGGCTATTTTGGCAACGGGTAGTCCCATTTCATGTTTATCAACAATCCTCTTTGCCCAACCTTTCGGGTCACCAAAATACTTTTGTCCAAAATCCGTATATTGGGCATACACAAATGGCTTATCGTCTTTCCATTGGTGGTATGAGCACAATGGTCTACCAAGGTCAATAGTCCATCTTTGACCGCACCCAGGCTCTGTGCATAACAACTTTCTATCGTCATCAATGGGTTCTTCTTTTTTAGTCCTAAATCCATTAAACGCCATGATATTTCCCTTCGATAATCTTTGCGAAATTGCTTGGTTTCAGTATCCACTCAAGGTCAGCCGTAAAAGCCCGACCTGACTTGTCGTTAACTCTTCCTGTCAGAAACTTAGATTGGCCTATGTGGGTGAAGAAGTCAGACCACCAAGACAGCACATCTTCTGTTTGTATTGGCTTTTCAAGGGCTAACTCTTGGGATACATCTCGCCATCTTTGCCTGAGATAACCTTTCCTAGCATCATTCCAAACCTCCACCTTTCTCAGGGTAGGCAGTTTTTGGTGGTAAAGGTCAATCACCTCTTGATGACTACATTTTGGTAAACCTGTCTTTTCCTCTGGTTCACCGCTAGGTGGACATATATCTGTATTTATATGGGTAATGGGTATTGGGTATTGGGTATTGGTTGCATCATGTGTCGTGGATGTATACATGATGGGGGCATGATGTATTGCCAATGTAGAGATATATTGTAGTTGATTGTTATTAAGATATGCTTCAATATATAACTCTTTATTAGCATATTGTTTAAGTGATGGATTTTCTCTAATAAACGCACCATAAGCAGAAGTTGCCTTGTGTTTTAAATATTCCTTAATTTCCTTGTCAGCCCTTGGGTTAACAAAGCCTTCATCTGTGGACAAAAAGAACTCATTAAGGACAGTCAGAACATCTTGTTCATAATCCTTCATTCCTATTTGTCTAGCAATGTCTCGTTGTTTTATAGGTTTTTCGTGTAGGTAGTAAAAGTCCAACAGCCTACGATAAGCCAAATCTTCCATTGGAGTTAAATGGCTTGTGTGCGACTTGTAATCGCCAATATGGAATTGATAGAAGTGCATTGAGTTTTCCCTTTTTACGCACCTTTAGAAGAAACATAGGCAGGGGAAGGTGTAACCCTTTTCGATGCGGGGATCAATCCACATCTAGCCTCGTTTCAAACAATTATACGGAAACTCTGGGGAAAACCAAATTGTCCCCAAACTTTGATGGGTATTTCAGGAAATCAAATGCACCCTCTCTGATGCCACTTTGTTTCAGGTCAGCCCCATCATAGGTTTCGGTGGTCGTTCCAGCCGCCACCCTTTCCTTGGCTACCCTTGGCTTTTGTTCTGCCAACTTAGCCACCCCAAACCCTGTGATATGCCAAACGTCACCTATCTCTAGCGCATACCCAAAGTTCTGAAGATCGTTCAGATAACGCAGATAATGGAAGCCTTGGTTGCCGACTTCTCCATCTTTGTCTGTGAAGCGTTTGAGGGATGATGCGCCATGTTGCAACCTCTTGAGAATTGCATAATGTTGTTGTTTCATTTCCATGTATGTCTCCTTTTGACAGGCAATCCTATATCTAAATTTAGTTTGTCAACATAGGGTTTGTCCTAGTTCACAAGCCTTTTTTAATCCTTGACAATCCTCTCACCAACTTAAAAAGGAGTGAATGATGTCGGTAAAACCTAAAGATTTTCAACATGAAATTTGTGTCTACTTAGAGGGCATTGGCGAGTGCTTGGTGTGCTTTGACATACTGACACCTGAAGATGAACTCGATGCTGACCACTCAGATGACTACGAAATTGACTTTAGCGTATTTGATGAGGACGATAAGCACATCACATACGATATAAGCAAGAAGCAATATAACCATTGTGAAAACAAAGCAATGGATGAAATGCGAGATATAACTACACAATGGCACAAAGAATGGGAGACTTGTTTTGACTAAAGCAGAGATGATCACGCACTTACGCATGGCGGCTTGTAATGAGAACACTATTACAGGCATGAGCAATGCTTGGGACTTGGGTGCTGAACACGAGCGTGATGTTGTCTCATCCATCATTTTCAACATGGTGAAAGACTTACATCTTGCCCAAAACATTGTTGATACTATTCGTGTGAGAGAGTAATGGACTTTGAGATACAGCAAGAGATCAATGAATTGCGTTTCCAGATTGGACAACTAAAGCAAAAGATTGGTGATCTTGCAGTCATGGTAGGCGCAACAACAAATGGCTACTATGACCTGAAAGTAAAGTTACAGGAGTTAATAGATGAACGAAAAACTTGACCAAGCATTTGACGAATTGGAGTTTGATGTGACTGACCAGATCAGAAACATGGCATACCTTGCTGAACAAAAGAAGATTTCTACTGGCGTTACAGATGGCACTATTCAACGAGCATTGGTCAGGGATTTGACGGAGAATCTACGCACATTGCCAAACAACATAGACCCACTATTGTTGCGCAATGATGTGCTAGAAGAGGTGGCTGTCGAGTTGGCTAAGTTACCCTTTGGTGATACAGCCGCATCGTATGCCGCATTTGTGAGAGCGATGAAAAGTTAACATTTTTTAAGATAGGAGTTAATGTGAATAGAAAACCAATTGGTGTTGAAGCACCATACCGCAAGCCTGACTTTACCTTCCAAGATATGCTCTTGGATCGCATCAAAGTCTTAGAAGCCTTGGTTGCCAAACTAGAGCAACGCATCAAAGTTCTGGAGGGCAAATGAAAATCAAAGACGAACTACAAGCCATCTATGAAGATCAAGCAGAGGTTTACTACTGTTGCTATTGCTTAGAGCCACAGGGTGAGAAGATTACTTGTTGCTATGAAAACCACTTTGTCGAGTTCAAATACTTGTTTCCCAATGACCAAAAACAAATAGCACAGGAGATATTAAATGGATGATTTCAACCCAACAACCCGTATGTTTCCTAGAACATTACAGGAAGCGTTCCCAAAGGATTATGTCAATGAAGGCATCTTTGAGGGAGCGTATTACTCAGCACCAAACATTCACGATGTCTGGGTTTTATTTGGACTAATAACTGTTATCAGCATGGTTTCAGTTGCACTTTGGAGATACTTTTGAACGACTACTCAACCATCCTAATGAGGATAGAACAATCGGTGAAAACCCTAGATAAAAAATGCTTGAACAAGAAGTATGATGGGTTCATCCAAGACATAAGCGCAATTCAGAATGATCTAGTTATGCTCAGTCATTGGATAGGTGAACAGCAAGTTAAACAAAGTCAATTAAACAGGAGTTAATATGAATGTATATCAAAAACTGAATGAGGCTAGAGCCAAGTTCCACACAAAAGCCCTCAAGAAGTCTGGTCACAACAAGTTTGCTGGCTACAACTATTTTGAGTTAGGTGACTTCGTAATCCCCGCAATTGAAATCTTTAACGAGGTAGGTCTTACTTCCATCATCCGTTTTGGAAAAGAGATTGCTGAGTTCATTGTTGTCAATACAGAAAAGCCTGACGAGATCATTGTTTTCACAAGCCCAATGTCTTCTGCCGCCCTCAAAGGTTGCCATGAAGTGCAAAACCTTGGTGCTGTGCAAACCTACCTTTCCCGCTATCTTTGGGTGTCGGTGCTACACATTGTTGAACATGATGCGTTAGACGCTACAACAGGCTCTAAAGTGGTTGAGGAAGAAGGAACTCCTGATGAGGGACGGATGCTTGACTACATTGCCGCCATTCAAGCAACCACCACAGTTGATGAACTAAAGAACATCTATATCGAGGCATTTGCGGCTACTGATGGCAACAAGGCATGGCAGACCAAGATGATTGCCGCCAAGGATGCTAAGAAGAAAGGGCTGAAATGAACGATATTCCAGCATTTCCAGTATCCTTTAAATGGCGCAAAGAATTAAGCCAATACAACGGCATGACATTGCGTGATTACTTTGCGGCAAAGGCTATGCAAGCACTTCTTGTTAGAGAAACAAAAATTTGTGATGACCCAATGTTATATACGGGTGCGGCATATGATTTAGCAGATGCAATGATGAAAGAGAGGGAAGCATGAGTGAAGAAATCGTACAAGGAACAGATGCTTGGAAAATGTTGCGTCTAGGCAAAGTAACTGCCAGTCGAGTAAAAGACATCATTGCCACCACCAAGTCTGGCTATGCAACAAGCAGAGATAAATACATGACACAACTATTGTTGGAGAGAATTACCAATACAGTTGCTGATTCGTATATTAACGATGCTATGACTTGGGGAACGGAGCAAGAGCCTTTTGCCAGAGCAAAATACGAGGGATATGCAAGCACCCTTGTTGAGCAGGTGGCGTTCATAGACCATCCAACAATCCCTATGTCTGGTGCTAGTCCTGATGGATTGGTGATGGATGACGGATTGGTTGAACTAAAAGCACCCATGAGCCACACACACTTGGAAAGCATACTAGGCGGTATTGATGACCAATATATGCCCCAAGTTCAATGGCAGATGGCGGTAACAGGGCGTAGTTATACAGACCTATGTTCCTATGACCCAAGGTTTCCAGAGCATTTGCAGTTAATTGTTAAGCGGATTCCCCGTGATGATGACTACATTGCAAAGTTGGAAAAAGAGGTTGTCAAGTTCTTGGCTGAACTAGATGACAAAGTTAACAAAGTAAATAAGATAGAGGTTTAATATGGAAAAGCGCGACAACTCTGGGGTTCTTTTTGTCAATGATAAAAAAGACAATGAGAAAGCACCTAATTACAAAGGGAACATTATGGTAGATGGTCAGGAATACTGGCTATCAGCATGGGTTAAAGAAGGAAAGACAGGAAAGTTTCTTGGTTTAGCGGTATCTCCGAGAGATGCACAACCACCAGCAAGCAAACCAGTTCCTAAGAATCTTGACGATTCTGATTTTCCCTTCTAAAGTGTGAACAAGGGCGAACGGACGGATGCTGACACAACAGGTTTGGACTCCCAAATGTCGGTGCAGACTTAGTAGCCCACCTAATTTTTAACAGGAGTTGATATGAGTTTATTAGACAAAACATGGTTCGGTGGTGAAGTAGAAAAGTTCTTTGGCTCACCAGCATTTAAGTTGGCAAGGAAAGACTCGCCACCAACGAGCAAACAAGCGGCACAAGGTGTCAACACAACTAACCTAGAACAGTTGGTTTACGAAACTATTGCCACATTCCCTGATGGCTGTATCCAAGATGAGGTGTTGGCAAGGTTGCCAGGCAAGCCCTACTCTAGCGTCACGGCAAGATTCAAGGGATTGCTAGAAAAGGGGTATATTGAGGATACGGGTTTGACACGGGCTGGTATGTCAGGCAAACAACAACGAGTTTTAAAGGTCAAAGTATGAGTGAAGTATTTATATTCGTAGCAGGCATGATTGCACCCGCTTTCCTGAGTGCCGTATTTACGCTATTCAAGTCCTTGGAGGACGTAATCAGGAGCAAGGTGAAATGAACACTTGTCCAAACTGCGGAAAGGTATCAGGTCTTCACTCAAGCATATTGCAAGGGTGTATGTGTCAATACTCAATGCAAGCACCAACACAGCGCACATGGGTTGGGCTGACTGATGAAGAGATTGCAGATTGCGCTGAAAAAATGGAAGCATCAGACCCGACCGATAGTTTTTGGCGTGAATTTTTCAGAGGCATTGAAGCCAAACTCAAGGAGAAGAACACATGATTCTCAATCAAGGCAAGTTGGCTGGCGGTCTAGTGGACGAACTGCTAGAGGTGATACACAAGTATGACGAGACCCTATACATGGCAACAGTTATTGGTTGCTTGGAGTTGGTTAAACAACAATTGATTAACGAAAGCATGGAGGAAGACGATGATTGAAACAATCCTCACTATCTTTGTCTTGCTGTTTCTTGGCGCACTTGTAGGCGTAGGAATACTATTCGCTATCCTTTGGTTTAGCCAAGAGAAGTGATTAGCCTAGAACCTCAAGCGCATGGTTTGTGTGCTTGACCCTATCTTCATACCCGATAGTCCCGCCATTTATCCGTTTGGTTAAGGCCAACCAATCTCCAGACTCAGCGATTTGATTGCAGTTATGAGTCGCCCAATACCAGCCAGCACTTATAGCGGCATATTGGGCAGTTCTCACTAGGTCTGGTTGCATCACAAAGTCAACGCCACAAGCCTTGCCTGCATGGTAGAAATTATCGTGTCCCGTCAACTGTAACCAACCTGATCCACGAAACCGATACCCGTCACCAGAGGCTTCATCCCTGTTTCCCATACGATTGCCATAAATCCTGTTGGCAATGCGTTTAGGCTGTCTTTCGTATGCCTTGGCTTCTTCAGGCGTAAATCCCCATGCCCTTTTAGGTGTTCTAGGGAACAATTTGAGCAATGTTTCAGCCCTATACATTAAATTTTCTTCAAGTGTCTTAAAGTTACCGCACTCATGACCGCATTGAGCAATGAAAGCCGCCTGTTGCCTAACTGTGTTTATATTCCACTTCTGGAATGTTTCTCTAAAGACACCCTCCAAACTAGGATCAATGTGTAGTTTTACCAATTGGTCAGCGTTTACTGTCATTTACTTTCTCCATTACTGCTTGGTAGGCTGATATACACGCATTTAACTGCAATGTGTTTCTATCTCCTTGGGCTACTATTTCTGCGATGGCGGCAAGGGTTGCTCTGTCTGCTTCGTCAGCAGTTGAGTTAACCTGTCCGTTAGGTTGGCTTCCCGTTTGGTTGCTATTTCCACTGGCAACGGGGGTATTTGAACTGGTTTGTACGCAACTACTGGTCGGGAGGCGCACCCTACCAGCACGAATAGCACGATCAAGACTAGACTGTTTTTCAGTAATGGCATTATTGGCCTCCTGTAACTTGGTTGAGTTTTCATTAAGTTGTTTGGTAAGTTCTTGCTCTTTTACACGGGCTTCCTCGTTCTTGACAGCAATCTCTGCTTGCATCTCAGCATCACGCTCATCCCATCCCTTATGGTGTCCGTAGAAATACACGCTTACAGCCACCAAAATAGCACCCAATATCACCCAAGGATTAGGAATCATTGTTCAGCCCTCGCTAATGCCCTCTCATTGGCTATTTTCTCCTTCTCAGGGTCAATATAGTCAGGTGGAGTAGTAGGTGGTGGTGGCGCTCTCCATTCCTCATCCAAAGGAGGGTTCACCCATGCTGGCATAGCACCAGATGACACCCAAGTAGAGGTAGATGGTGGTGGAGGCGTTGTAGGGGTGCTAGGAGGCGTTACAGGGGGTGTTGTAGGCGTTGCCATCTTCTCAGCCAATGTCTGCACACCCTTGCGAGACATCACGCCACCGATGCCACCAACAATGAGCAACACAATGTCGTTGAGCATCTTGAGATAACCCTGATCAATCGGAGCCATGCTCTTAATGGGCTGAGTCACAAAGGTAACGCTATACAGCATAAAGAAGACAATGCCAGCCAAGATAACGGTCACGATAAGGACTACTAAAGCCCAAACCCTGACCTCTATCTCATCTTGCGTCAGAAGCCGATTGACTTGGAATTTGTGGGGGTTGTTGGACAACTTGTTTCTCCAATATAGGTGCTACTAGGTAATCGGGACAGTCTTGGGTAAATTGGCAGTCTGGACGCTGACATTGTTTGGCAGAGAAATTCTTAGGATTTTGGCAAAAATATCGGTAAGAATCTTTGCAACCAATCAAAAGTAACAGTATTAACAAATACTTCATTTAGATTCTTTCAATTCTTGTTTCAATTTACGCAATTCTTTTATCTCTCGCTTGAGTTGTGCTTTCATGTAAAGAGTCTCCACATAAGCCATTGAGGTTGCGCCAACAACAACACAGAGCATCACTCCAATTAAAACCCACCAGATAAGTTTTGCAGTTGCCACATCAGCCACCCAAAAATCAATGAAATAAACCCAACAGCAACCAACCCACTTACCATCTCAATCTGGCGAATCTCCCTTTGCTCTTGTCTCCAACGCTCTATCCTTGCTCTACGAATCATCTCCGATCTCGCCCACTCTTGCTCTTGCTCAATTTTTGCATACATCTTTAAGAATCTGCTATACAAGTCCTTCAACTCAGAGGGCGCATACACCATCGCCTCCCTAACTTGCTCCATCAGTTTCTCAAGTTGCAACTCAATTAGAGTCCTCTCAATTGCTTTCTTGCTACTATTTTGGTCAGGATCATAGACATTCTTTGATTCTTCCTCTAATGACCGATAGTAATTGTTGATTTGCTGTTGTGTATCGAATAAAAGACCAAGTTTCTCACCAATGTCCTTAATGAGTAAGAGTTCCATCTCCTCATAAGACTGTTGCTTCTTGGAAGCGGTTTTCGCTTTCGCCAGAGGCTTGGGGGCTTCTTCTGTTGGCTTGGACTTGGGCTTTCCGCTAAGTAGGCCAATGAGCCACTGCCAAATACCCTTGATTGCCTTGACATCAGCAAGGACACCTTCAACTGTCTTCTTAGCACCCTCAAGTTCCATTCGCCCCTCATGGAGCATTGCACAGCCTTGCTTAATAAAGCCAACTGCACCTTGCGCCAACATGAGGAGAGAAAAAGGATCAATGGGTTGCTCCTATTGAGGCTGAAGTTGTGGGTTCATTCCTGAAAAAGGACTTCTGTTTGGAGCAACATTCTCTGACCCCATTGTTTGAACAGCCATCGGCATAATTTCTTCTGGAATTACATATTCCTCCTGTTGACCGCTAGGTTGTTGTTGTGGTTGACCGCCCAATTCAGGTGGAATTACCCACTCAGGAGTAGCCACAACGCCTTCTGGCAATTGTTCTGACAATAAACCGCCTGTCAACAATGGTCTGAAATCATCCAATGACTTGCCTGACAACATAATTGCCCTTCCTGCATCTGTGTCAAAAGCAGAGCGAGAAACCATTTCCATCAACCTATTGGCAGGAACAGAAGCGATTGCCGCACCAGCAGGGCCACCAACGATAGAAGCCGCCGCCATCCTTCCCGCTTGAGAAGATGCCTCATCTAAACCACCATATGCGCCACCCTGACGAGTCATTGACTGAGACAAGAAACTATATTTGTTTAACAATGTGTCTAAGTTTTCAGCAACGAATGGTTGAAGATTTTGTTTTCTAGACTGTAAGAAGGTAGAGAACTTGATTGGATCAAAGTTACCTGCGGCATCAGTTGCTTGGGTGCGGGCAGTATTGAAAGTTGCCGCCGCAACATCAGCCTTAACATCATCAGGCAAAACCTTGGCAACCATCATAGAAGCACGTTTTGCGCCTTCTTGACCAGTAGCCTCTGCGGAAACAATCTTTCCAACAAGTTTAGATATATCTGTCTTTAACTCGCTAGAACTTGGGTCTTTAATCATTGCTACGGCTAAGTCGGCATCACGCAATGGAATAACATTACCTTTCCAGTAAGTTCTTGCGGCATCCCAAGCATCAGAGACAGTCTTGTTTTGTGCAACAGATTGACCCCATTTATCAATGTCTCTATCCATAGCCTCAATAACTTCATTGATCCTAATGGCTTCCTTGCTACCAAGTTTGTTTTGAGTCTTGGCGGCTTGCAAAGCATCCACAAGCCCTTCTCTAGCCTTACGAATATCAGAAAAAGTGAACTCTGCTGGCCCTTTAATCTCAGGAATGATTGGAACACCAGACTCAGAAAGAATCAATCCAGCGGGTTGCTTAACTTCTTCTTTCCCAAGTTTTCCACCAAAAGAATTAAGTTTGGCTTCTAAACTTGGTCTTTCAAGGATTTTAAACAAGTCGCCATATTCAGATACAACATTCTTTACAGCCATCTCTGTTTCAGATGGAATAATTTTTGTTAAATTGTTTTGAGTTGCAAGAGTGTCTAACTTTGTATATAACTTATTACCTTCTCTTGTGGCATCTGTATAGTTAGTTTGGATAGCCTTAGCAACATTTTCACCAGCCTTACCTGAATAAACCTTACCACCAGTTACTTTTGTTTCAATAGTTCCGCCAGCAGTCTTTAACTGGTTTATGTTGTCTTTTAGCATATCTACAACACCACCACCACGGGCTTTACTAATGGCTTCAGCCGCACGAGTTGACTCGCTACCAGTAAAGTCACCAAGTAATTTTGGACTTATTCCTAATGAGGCAGAAGCATCTTTAACCGCTTTAATGTTCTCTTTGAAGTCGTAATGAGTTAGTTTTTCAATTGGTCTTCCAACTACCCCCAAAACAGCAGTAGCACCACTTGTAATAAGTCCTGCCTCAGTTGCTTTTTGTCCTCTATCCTCTGTTGGTAATACGGGCTTTGTAAAATATTCCCAAGCGCCGCCAAATAAGCCTTGTTTTGTTATTTGTGCTAACTTTCCACCAGCACCAAACCACCCCATAGCAGACGCAGGTGCGGCAATTGTCAATTCACCAACAATCTCGCCCATTGCGCCCATTACTTTATTATCGTAACTAAGACGATCAGGCTGTTGTGCAAGACGAGCATTTAACTTATCAAGAGTTTCTTGACGTGTTAATCCAGCCTTTACGCCTAGTTCCAATACCGATTGAACCAAACCTTCAGCCATTTCTTTTCCCTTATTTACTTTGCCTTTTTCAAAGTCACTAAGGTAAGTCTGTTGCATTTTTTCAGCGTAAGACTTGTTTTTCCATTCATCAAATAATCCCATGATGCACCGCCTTAGTTAAGTAAGCCCTTGGACTTTAAAAATGATTCCGCTTGTTCTTTTGTTGGCTTTCCACCATTTGCACGAATAAAAGCATTTATCTTTTCATCCCTACTTAATTCGCCTGATTTGGTTTTTGGTGCGGTAGGTGTACTTTGTATAGTTGGCTGTCCTTTTGATTGAAGTGTTTGTTTTTCAATTAATAATTCTTCTTCTAAACTTCTTTCTGCTTTTAGCAATCCACGTATTGCTCCAGCCATACGCTCTGAACTATAAAATGATGATGGTGATGCAATTTGGTCTTTTGCTCGTTGTGCGTCATCCCTTGCTTGAACACCTTTGGCGGCATTTAGTACGGCATTAACTCTAGCGGTTAACGCTCTCTGAATTTCATCTTTAGAAACTTGGTTTCCTTTTTCTTTTGCACCAAAAATTGGGGGGATTATTGCGCCAGCAAGATCGTATGTGTTTGTTGCTAAATCATATTTCACGTCCCCTTTTTCAATCTTTGCCAAAAAGGAAGTAAATTGTGGCGTACGGTTTTTTATTTCTTCTAATTGTTTGTCAATTCCTGCAATATCTTGAATTACAGTAGCAGGCAAGTTGCCTCTTGTTACTTGTTGAACAGTAGCAGTACCAGTGGTAGGCATTGACGGCCTATCCGCTGTTGTTGATGTGGTAGTTGTTGCTCCTTCTGTTGGTGTAGGTGCTTGTTTTTGCGCCCCACCAAATTGCTTAAATGCCAATGGAAATGCTTTAGATGGGTCTGTTGCAGGAATAACAACAGTTTGCCCGCTTGCTTGATCAAAAAACGATCTTGGATTTGCAAGCATTTGTGAGGCAATATTTGCTGTAGACAACTCATCATCAGATGGTGTTTTTCCTTGACGCAATTTGTTTTCAACAACTCGAAGGTCATTAATGTAGCGTTCATCACCAGTAAGTTTTGGTAACATTAACGCTTTCATTGCCTGTGCTTCACGCAAAGCAACAGTCGCACTAGACTCAGCCTGCTCTCTAGCCATTTGCTGACCCCTTTGAATAGCCAATGCGCCTTTTTGTGGGTCAACACTCATTAGTTGCTTGCCAAAGTTGATATAACCTTCAGGCGTAGTTAAATCAGCCTGTCCAGCCAAGTTCTGGAACTGAGATATTCTTTGTAACTGTGGGTCTTCTGCGCCCAACAAGCCACCAATGCCACGACCTAGTTGTTGACCAGCCCTAGCCGCCATGTAGTTAACCGCCTCATAAGGGTCTAACTGAGCCTGTTGAAGTGCTTGTCTTTGTTCTAACAGTTGTCTGGTATCTTGATACGATTCAGGAGTCATCCCAAACAAACCGCCTACGATTGAATCTGCCATTTGGTTTCTCCTTAACGAATTGATAGGCCAGATGCGCCACCATACATAGATGTATCAACAGTACCCATCCCACCACTGCCAATTCCATACCCGTACGGATCAATAGACAGTCCTGAACCAGTACCACCACCAAACAGATTACTTATTCCTGTTGCAAACTCTCTATTTTCGCCAAGATTAGAAATTGTCCTTGCAAATGGGTTTAGTGCATTGGCTGGTTGCATTGTTCTTGCCGCACCCATACCGCCTTCAAGCAAATACCTTCCAACGTTAGCGCCAGCAGTAGCAGACCTACCACCTAATGCGCTACCAATCTCAAGACCTTGTTGACCCATTTGCTCAATAGTTCCGCCCAAGCCCAAAGATGTTTGGAATGGTGACAATGCACCAACTTGACCAGTTTGATATTGGTTCATCAAGTTAGCACCTTGACCAAACAACCCTGCACCAAAGGCAGTTTGTTGTTGACCAGCCTGCTGTGCTTGTGATGCAAGTTGTAAGTCTTGTTGTGCTAATGCGTTGTAATAGGCTTCCATTTCAGGAGATGTAGCACCCAATCCTTGCGCTCCGCTTGGACGCAATCCCGTTGCACCTACTGACAAACCACCACGCCCTGTATTAAACAGTTGGTTTTGCAACTGTGCATACTGTCTTTCACGACTAGGCGCAAGCAAGTCTTGTTGTCTCGAAATGTATTGTTGCGCTACCTGTTCAGGAGACTGAGCCAAATACTGTTGCCCAAGACTGAATAGTCCTCCAGCCGCGCCTTGCAAAGGAGCGTACTGTTGTGGAGCCATTAAGCCCTGTTGTATTTGTTGTTGCGATAGGGCTTGTAACTGATCCTGATATTGTTGTAGTTCAGGAGATACTGTGTAACCAGCACCCGACAACCTTCCATCTGGCCCAAACTGGAATTGAGATGAACCAAAACGAGTTGTCGTACCAATGGGTCGGAAACGTGCTTCTTCTGCCGCTATTCGTGCGGATTCTAATTGAGCATTAGCAGAAGTCTGTGCCGCGCCCCTTGCAGAGTCTGCCGCCATTATTCCACCAACTAACTGTGTGCCGCCTAAAACTAACGCCGCTGAGAATGGCATATCAAATCTCCTTTGCTACCGCTACATGAGTAGCATTAAAACCAAGTTTTTCGTAAAACATTTCCAAAGACTCTTTTAAGTTATAACTCGTAATAAGTCTTTTACAACCATTGTTCTTTGCAGTTTCTTCAACAAGATCAAACATTTGTTTTCCTATTCCATTGCCTCTGCATGATGGAGTCAAAAAGAACATATCTATCTGACACCATGTTTCATCGTAATAAGGGCTTTTGAAAAACCCATAGAACGCATACCCAATTGTCTTTCCCTCATCCTTGGCTATTGCAACACGCAACTTACCAAAATATTCCTTGTTGAACATTGGTTTTTTATTCTTGAAATATTCCCAATGCTCCAACGCAATCTCGTTAAAGTTCTCAATGTCATCCAATGTTCCATCAATGACTTGTATAACTTCTTCTGCAATCATGCTGTTCTTTCATGTTCATGAGGACATTTACCATACCAGCCAATTGCTTGATTGCAGTTATGACACAAAACTCTATATGTATCAGGGAATCCCTCTCTTATAGCCGTAAGTGCTATTTGTTGAGTTGATCTTGTTTTTCTTTCTTCCCTTCCACCACCATTTACATGGTCTAGAGCCAAAAACTCAAATTTGTCTTCTCCACAGCAAACGCATTTTGCACCATATCCTGCAAATAATCTTTCTCGTATGCGTCTATTGCTTTGCTTTCGCCTTAATTTTGTTTCATCTTTTCTTCGATATTCTTGCAAATACTTTTGCCGACATGGGTTGCAACGCTTTGCATCCAATCGTGTAGATTGAAAAACTGCGCTACAAAACTGACATGAAACTTCTTTCATGAAACCCTTTTCCACATATAGACAGTTATGTATGGCTGATAGTTAGCATTTGTGCCACTAGAGCCAGCAGATGCAACTGTTGTTGTAGATGTAATATTTGCTGTACTAGATTGCGTTGCGCTTACTGTTCCACCAAAACTAAATGAATTTCCTTCTACTTTTCCTCCACCAGTTGTCCATGCGGCAGGAGAAATTGCGTGCGTATGCCCTGAGTCTGTTGATGTGGTTGTAGCCGTATGGGTATGACTTACAGTAATAGCATCTGCGCTACCACCAGTTTCCTCTGCGCTGTCAAACAAAGCATTGCCTGAGTCAAAACCAACAGGAACACGCCCTGCACCAAATGCTGTCCAAGTACCAAAGCCAAGAAGAGTGGCTGGGTTAGTGCTGACAGTCGCATTTGTATAGACTGAGCCAACAGGGTAAAGCAAAGCAATTGCCGCTTGCACAAACGCAGTAGTTGCTATCGTAGTTGTATTGCTTCCAGAACTTTGAGTAACTGCAATCGTGCCTGTTGGCAATGTAGGCGTACCAGTAAAGGTAGGAGATGCTAAATCTGCCTTTGTCGCAACAGCCGTAGCAATGTTGTTGAACTCTGTATCAATCTCAGTACCCTTGACAATCTTTAAAGGATTGCCAGAAGATAGGTTATCTTTGGTAGCAAAGTTCGTGC